CAGAAGCCCGCGTTTCAAGCCTTCCGAATCACTGACGCGGATCTCAAACCGAGGCTCACGCAAGCCGGTATTGAGCTTGCCGAGCTTCGGCTGCAGCCAGGGCGCCGCAAACATACCAAGCACCGGCTCTTCGCGGCCCTCGATCCGTGCGCTATCGCCCAGTGTTTCGAAGACCAGTTCGTCGATGTCGTCGATCAGATCGCGGAAGGCCACGATCACATCTCCAGCAGGATCTGCGCGCGAGGCCGCGTGCAAAGGTGCAGCGGGTTGGACTGGGCTTCCCCGGCGACACCTTTATTGAAAGGCAGCGGCTCGATCTTGCTGTAGTACGGGATGCCCTGAGTGTTGACCGTCTCCATGTAGTCGGCCGGTGCGAAGGATGAGATGTACAGGTCAGGGACGCCCTCGGGGACCAGAAGTGCCTTGTCGTCGTGGACGAACGCAACGCCAGCAACCTTGCCGCGATATCGCTCCCAGACGATCCCGCCGAACTCGAAGGCTTCACGGGCATCACCACGCAGAGAGGCGGCCTGCATGGTGTTGAGGTAAGTCTCTTTGACCGACTTGTGGACGATCAGCTTGTTCCAGAAGTTCTTGCCGCACAAAGCGCGGGAGCCGCTGCTGGTGACGCTGCCCAAGGCTTCCTCTTGCATATCCAGCGCTTCGCCGCATTTGACCCGCAGCTCGGTATCTGGACTGTTCAAGCCCATCGGCAATTTCTGGCGATTCACACCAAACGATTTATAAATATCCAACAAGACTGTCTTGCCATCGGCGTCCAGCACCTGCCCGTTCAACGCACCCATGCGCTGGAATTCGTGGGTGGCATCCAGCTGTCGGCGGGCCTTAGCCAGGCGCTTGTTGACTACATCCTGCACGGCCTGCAGTTCGCTGCGGGTACCGAAGGCCCGAATGCCTTGGATCTCATCAGCCTTGATGGTGAAGCGTTCCGGCAGGTGCACGGTGTTGAACGGAATCAACTGACGCTTGGCCGCGCCGACCACCAGACCAGAAGTACCACGTTCACCCGATGGCACCAGGGCCAGGGTGTCGCCGTCTTTCTCGATCTGCACGGTCAGCGTGCTGATGCCTTCTTCGCGGAACAGGCCAAGGCTGCTGATGCGGCCCGGCAGGTATTCCTGCTCGTTGATTGCGGCAGTCAACGAGGAAACGCTGAACGCATCGTCTTCAAAAATGGCGATATCGGCCATGGGGTATTCTCCAGAAACGAAAAATCCCGCACTCGGCGGGATGGATAAATGAGGTGAGCGTCTTAACGGACGATCACGAAATGGGCGGCCAGGGCCTTTTCGGCTGCGGGGTCGAGGCCGGTCAAATGGACTTCGCTGACTTCGGCCTGACGCACGATGGCGCGGCCGCGACGAACCACATCAGACTGCCCCAGCGGACCGTAGAGGATCGCGATGGCGTTTTCAGAGCCGTCTTCAGCTGTCGGCTGATAGGGTGCAAACTCGCCCGTAGCAGTCACCAGCCCAAGGATCTGGCCCGGCTCCAACGCCGGCCCGGCGGCGACGTTGATTGCTTCGCGTGAAATAGTGCCGGGGCCTTCGGACAGCAGGAACTCGCCCGCGTGCATCGATTCAATTTTCATGCTCTTACTCCTTTCGTTCCGATCTGAACCGCCTGACGGCTGGACCAGATTGCATGGGTGTCAACCTGCTTTGCCTTGACCTTGAGTTCAGGGTCGTCGTCCAGAGGCAGACTGTTGTTGATTTCAAATCCACCGCCGCTGCTCACCAGCTTGTCGAACAGGCGCGCCCTGACAGCAGCTTCATCCAGACCGGCAGCCAGAAATTCGCCGGTCAGTTCCGGCAATCGTGCCGCGACGCACAAGCCGTGCAGCGCTTTCGCCTTGGTCAGCGCCGCAGTGACTACCGCTTCGCTTTCCAGCTTCGTCGAAGCGAGTATCGGGTCCACCAGGTTGCTGATGCCTGCCGCCGCACACCCCTTGGTGACCATCAACGCCAATCCGGCAGCGTCTAATACGGGTACTGGATCCGGAAGGTTTACGGGATCAGTCGGTTCGACTTCGGGCTCTTCGTCCAACTGGGCCAGCAATTCAGCCGGGGCATTCTGGAAGCGCTGCAACACGCTGCCCTGACCGAGACAGGCTTTCACTTTCAGCCCGTCGCCCACTTCATCGGCCAAACCCAGGGCCACTGCTTCGTTGGCCGTGAGCCAGGTTTCCGCGTTGACCATGCGCCGCAGCTCGGCCTCATCAATGTCCGGCGCTTTGGACTTGTAGGCCGCAATAATCGCTTCCAGTGTCTGGTCCAGCACGTCGGCGACACGCCGGAAGTCCTCGGCATCACCGCCGGTAAAGGTGTAGGGGTTGTGGATCATCAACATGGCATTGGCCGCGATCACCACCCGGTGAGCGCCACACACGGCAACACTGGCCGCGCTGGCCGCCAGCGCATCAATGCGCCCGGTACAGCGTTCGCCCAAGCGCGACAGTGCGTTGTGAATAGCCAGGCCGTCGAACAGGTCGCCGCCGATGCTGTTGAATGCCACAACGACCGGGGAAGTACCGTCATCCATGGCCCGCAGGTCCTGAACAAACTGATTAGCGCTGACACCCCAGGTGCCGATCTCGCCGTATACAAAGACCTCAATGGTTTGTTGCTCGGCTTCACCGCTGGCCTGGAAGGTGTACCAACTTTTATCCGCGACTTTTACCTGTTTGCCAGCCTTGTCATAAATGCGCGGGATCGCTTTATTACTCATGGTTGTTCCTTGTCATCAATCGGCTCGATGGCATCAAGCGTGGTGTAGTTGAGGCCCAGTTCCGTGGACCTGGCGAGGTCGGCCGCGTTTTCCGCGTCGATGGTTTCCGCGTCGTAGCCGTTGCGCAGACACATCTCGCTGCGCGAACCGAAGCCCGCCTGCACTTCCATCCGCCGCGCCTGGACGTCCTGCACCGGCTGAATGTAGGCCCAGCCTTGTGGCACCCAGCGTGTGCGCAGGTATTCGCGCCGCCGTTGCGCGTAGTCCTCCAGCACCAGGGCACCGGACAGCACCGCCATGTCCATCCATGCTGCTCGCACTGGGCGACACAGTTGATGCACGTACACGCCGAATTGCAGCTGCTCCAAGCGCCGCCTGAACTCGTTGAGCACGACCCGCAACGCCCGATCATTGACCTCGCGCATATCGCCGGTAAGGATCTCGTACGGGGTTCCCGAACCCGCCGCCGCAGCCATCAGCTGCTGCCGCATGAAGTCCGGGTAGTTGTTGCCGGCGTCCGGCGGTTTGGAGAATTCCACCTCTTCACCTGGCCCCAGCTCCTGCATGGTGCCGGGCTCCAGGGCCACCATCGGTGTGAAGCCGTCGCGGTCGGTGGTCAGAGGTTGCCCCGTGACAGGGTCGCGTGGTTGCTGCCCCGTTTCCGGTGCCGGTCGCTTGATGAAACCGGCAAACAGGTTCGCCACCTCCTGGCGGAACAACACCGCGTCATCGTAGTTGTCCAGGCTGCGCAGGCGTTTCAACACCGGGGCCAAGCGTGGTACACCGCGCAGTTGCCCAGGCTCCATCGGTTCGAAGATGTGCAGCACCTGTGTCGCCGGTACGCGCACCAGCTGGTTGTAACCGACGTTTAACGACGACGAATCGCGTGGGTGCGACAAGTACATCCAGTACGCCACACGCTTGCCGGCCGGATTGAACTCGATCCCGGCGCGGATGACGTTGCCGTTTTTGGCCGTCTCGAACTTGTCATGTGGGACAAACTCAGGTGCCAGCGCCTGCAGTTGCAGCGGCACCGCTAACCCCTCACTGAGGCTGCGCGGCCGCAACCGCACAAAGCACTCACCGGCCGTTTCAACCGTGCGCGCCACCAGGGCCTGCATGCCGTAGAAGTCGGTCAGTTCATCGGCGTCCGCTTCGTCAACCCAGTCGTCCCACAATTGCTGCTGGAGTTTGCGCAGTTCCGCGTCGTCCGTGGTCGGCCTGGGGGTGATGCCGGTGCCGATCAGGTTGCTGACGCGCTTGTCGATGACATTGAAGGCGTACGGGTCATTGCGCACCGCCGCCCTTGAACGCGCCCGCAGGTTGCGAAGGGCCGGGGTGTTGATGCTGTTGATGCCGTTGTCGGTAGCTTCCCAACTGGCCGAGCGCCGGCCCTCACCCGCGCCTTCGTAACTGGCCTTGATGTTCGACGGCAGCAAGAATCCATTACGGGTTAGCGTCGGATAGTGTCGTGCCATTAGAGTCCCTTGCCTCCATGCATGAGCCGAACCACGCGGGAGCGCGGCCCGGCGGCTTTGGTCAGCGACGTGCGGATCTCGTCACGGGCCTTGAGCAGTTCGTCGATAGAGCGGTATTCCACCGTGCGGTCGCTGTAGCGCACGGTCTTTTCACCGCGTGCAATGGCGCGCTCGATGGCTTCGAGGTGCTTCGGAGTGAATGACATAACAATTGCTCTGGAGGGAACTGACGGCGTCTTACAACCTTCAGATAAAGTTTTGGTTTCTCGACTGAATGTCTTGCTTGAAACTGCCTCCCGCTAATACATGGGCGAGCGCATCGGCTAACTCATCAGATCCAATGTCTGGAAGCCGAGTTCGCCAGTAGGTAATAGCCCGCACCCAGTCCATTCTTCCTGTCAATTGATCTGCAACCACTCTTCGCAGTTCTTGCTGTAGTTCGGCTGCGGCTTTAAATTCCTGTGCTCGCTGTTCCTTTTCCCCGAGGTCTTCTGACATGGCTGTCTCCAATATTGAAAAGTTTGATGAGATCACCGGCAAAATTTTTGCCGAGCTTTACCTAAGTTTTCCTCTTCCTAAAATGCTCATGGCGGGAGCAATTGTCGAAAATGCGATGCAGTACGATGAGCGCTATGGCACTGAGGTGCCGACCGAGGACGCAGAGTTTTTTATCGCTACAGCTGATTGGCTAATGCAAGCGGGTTATCTCACCTGTAAGACTTATCCATACCTTCGCGTTGACAATGCAATACTTACAGCGAAGGGACTTGAAGTTCTAAAGGCCATCCCAAAAAG